CTTCACTAATAATATTGACTCATCTTTGAGCATCTCTGGCTTTATCAACCCTTCCTGGAAACAACAGATCTCTCAAGGTCTTGACGCCACTACTCCAGCTTCCTGGAGTGGCGTTGAAGGCGACTTCCCGCTTATTAGCGGATCAGCCGGCTCTACCGATCGTTTTAATCGCAGATGGTCTCTTAATATTACTCATTCAGGTACGGCCTGCCCAACTGTGGGTTGGTCCCCTGCTAGTAATGTTGACGGATCTACGTCGACCGCAGTACATAACCGCGCCCTCCAGAAGTTCTTCGACGCCGTCAATGAAGCCCGAACCGCTTTTGAAAGCGGCCAGGACATTGGCGAACTTAGAGAAACTATGGAGTCAGCCATTCATCCGATGAACTCTCTTAAGAACCTCACGCTAGGTTACATCTCGAAGGCAAAGAGCCTTCGTAGACAGTTTCTTAGCAAGCATATTAAAATGCCGACGTTCCGGAAAGCTCTCGCTGATACTTGGCTCGAGTACAGATTCGGGTGGCGCCCACTCGCTATGGATGTTGCCGATGCTTGTTCTAAGCTTCGTCAACGCCAGATGAGTAACGTCACTCGAGTCCGCGCCTATGCTGAACAAAGGTATTCTGGCCTTTCTGGCTCTTGTACCCTTGATTCTGCTATAGGCAATGGTGGCATTTACATATCATACCAAAATGTAGGTATTTATAGTGAATGCTACATTGCTGGAGTCAAGAACGGATGTGATAATGGAGGTCTTAGACCGTTGAACCAAGAGCTGCAGTTAGATCTGCCGCACTTTGTTCCAACCCTCTGGGACCTCGTACCATATTCGTGGCTGGTAGATTATTTCACCAATGTTGGTGAGTTTCTACAAGGCCTGACATTCCAGTCATCTGATATTGTCTGGGGCAATCACACTACTCGTCAACAGCGTATCACCAATTGGGGATACCCTGTTTATGCGACTAGTGGGGTTGACGGCAGTTTCAATATCTATTCTGGTTTGGCAGGCGGCGGTAATAGTCTGAACATCAAGACAGGTTCGCGCAATGTTATCACTGGAGCCTCTTTGATACCAACGTTTGCTTTTAGCATTCCGTTGTCATCTAGGCCCTGGGAGAACATTGCTGCGCTCTTGACTTCTCGTTTAGCCTAAACCCTTGTCACCTCTGGTGGCCTGTTGTTTCTTCAATGGAGTCCAACACGATGACCATGCAAATCACTTCTCCCGTCACAGGGGGAGCTCAGACGGGGTTTACGAGTCCTACCTATACGGTAGCTCTCGATACACCGCCTAACCCGCAGTCTCGTCAGCTTGCTGTTACCGCTCTTGGCGGTACTCAGGCCGGCGTTGATACTGCGAGTTCTGCATCGCGCCCGTTCACCGTTACCGTCAGTCGGCCCGCTGTTCTTAAACAGCTGGCCCCTGTCGATCCGGTGACTGGCGTTTTGCGATCTGTACCACGGAATGTCTACAAGGTGATAGTCCGTAAGGGCGTTACCCCGCTGGCAGGACAGTCGTCTCAAGTGATGCTTATCACTACGACGATTGAAGTGCCGGCTGGTGCCGACCTTGCGGATACATCAAACGTTCGGGCTGCGCTGTCTCTCCTTATTGGTTCGCTGAATCAAATCAGCTCCGGTATTGGCGATACGGCTCTGTCCGGCGTCATGTAGACAGACCCCTCTTTTAGGATGGCTTTATGAACCGCACTAAAAGGTGGATCAAGCAGCATCACGCTGCTATCCTCGCAACGACCGTTGTTCTACAGAACCTACACGTTCTTTCGAGCGGGTGGGCTGGTGTAGTCAACGGCATCGTTGCGGCCTTCGGTAACTAGAATTAGTTGCCGTTGGTAGTACAGAAGGTGAGGAACCCCTATGAGCTTTGCTCCTGGTGCTCTTTACTCAGCAGTTCTAGAGGATGTTAAGGGTTTGGTTAGTGAAGATCTTTCTTCACTTTCTGAACCTCCCCCGGACCTCTCTGTGAAACAGTTTGCAGCGTTCTCACTTGTGAAGTCGCTTCTTAAGAAGCTACCTCCTAGTGATACAACTGCTGCTGATGCTGCTAGCTTTGAGGACTTCACACTGGCTAATGCCAAGTGTAAAATCTGGAGCACTTCTGGATTCAGTATGTTGGATGATCTCTTGTTTAATGAACTTAAACGCGAGATCGACCACTTCCTGCATCCAAAAGGGACTTGCCTTGTTCAGTCGTACTTTGATCTATTGAAGTACGCCCGTTCAGGACCAGGTGCCGCTATTGGGACTAAGCAGAATAGCTTTTATGCTAAACTGTTCAGCTCCAAAATGGCTGTAACGTCCACTGGTCTGTACTCATTGTACAGAGACTACATTCGATGGTTCCCAGAGTGGGAGGATGCGGAAGCCATCCGTTACTCTCACTACGGTTATCCACGAATAGTGAACTGTAGTCGTTCTAGCTTCGTCCCAAAGACGTCAAGCAAGAGCAGGATGATATGCGTTGAGCCCTCGTTGAATGTATTTTTCCAACTAGGTCTCGGTGCACTCTTAACTGACCGGCTAAATACGGCCTTTTTGGTCGATTTGGCTGATCAACCCGTTAAGAATCGCCTGCTGGCACAACAGGGTTCTCGAGAAGATAGTTTTATTACTATCGACTTGAAATCCGCTTCTGATTCCATCTCTGTGGAATTATGTCGTCAACTCTTCCCTACCTGGTTTTTCCAGATATTGGAGGAGCTAAGATGTGATTCTACTAGATTTGGTTCTCAGGTTGTGCCTCTATCGATGATATCTACTATGGGTAATGGTTTTACATTCCCATTGCAGACTATCATTTTTAGCTGCATGATTCGAGCCGCTTATCGGATAGCGAACATTACTATCCAAGACGGTGATAACGCGAACTGGGGGTGTTTCGGTGATGATCTTATCTGCCTCCCTAAGGCAGGTAATTTTCTTCTCCGTTTACTCTCAGCTTGCGGTTTTACCGTTAACGCCTCGAAGTCCTTTTTCCAAGGACCGTTTCGGGAGTCCTGCG